ATATGCAAGCAGAACAAAAGAATAGAAATGGCCGTATCTATCCAAAGGCGGTCATGGAAAAAGCTGTTGATAAATATGTCACCGAACAAGTGAATACCAAGCGTGCTGTAGGTGAATTGAACCACCCTGATGGTCCCTCAGTAAACTTGGATAAGGTATCCCACCTCATTACCGCTCTTGAATGGAAGGGCAATGATGTTGTGGGTAAGGCACAAATACTGGAAACTCCCATGGGTCAGATTGTTAAAGGTCTGCTTGATGGTGGTGTACAGTTGGGTGTCTCAACTCGTGGTATGGGAAGTCTTGAGGAACGCAATGGCGTCATGTATGTCAAGGACGACTTTATGTTGAACACTGTTGACATCGTGCAAGATCCATCTGCACCAACTGCTTTCGTTAATGGGATTATGGAAGGTGTAGACTGGGTTTGGAAAAACGGTATCGTGCAAGCTCAAGTTATTGAAAAAATGGAGACTGAAATTAAGAAAGCTCCACGCGCTGATCTCTATGAGGCTCAGGTTCGTGAGTTCAAAAATTTCCTCTCGTTGATTAGAAAATCTATGTAAGGAGTCAAACATGGCTGATCAAGTAAAAGGACAGGATGTTGAGCTCGAGGAAGTCGAAGAAGCTCATGATCCTAAGAATGCAGAGGCTCAATCAGTAGCAGCGTCACAAGCTGCTGATGATAAAGCGCCTACTGCTAAAAAACGTCCTGGTGATAAGACCGGTGGTGACAAGGCTATGCCTAAAGTTACTCCTGGTACGCCAGAAAAAGCAACCGCTTCAATCAAAACAACCAGCCCTAACACCAACGTTGAGTCGGTGCAGGTTGACGTTGATTTCTCTGATGACTTGAATGCTCTGATTGAAGGCGAAGCTACACTTTCAGAAGACTTTAAAGGCAAAGCTGCGATTATTTTCGAAGCTGCTATTAAGTCACATCTGACTGCTGAAGTCGATCGTCTTGAAGAGTCATACAAGCAAGAGTTGGCTGAAGAAGTTGCCTCAATCAAGGACGATCTCGTTGAGAAAGTCGATAGCTATCTTAACTATGTTGTTGAGCAGTGGATGGAAGAGAACAGACTGGCAATCGAGTCAGGCCTGCGCGCTGAAATCGCTGAAAACTTCATGAACGGTTTGAAGAATCTGTTTACAGAATCATACATTGACGTTCCTGAAGGTAAAGTCGACCTGGTTGACGAACTTGCCCAGCAAGTCGAAGACCTGGAAGAAAAATTCAACAAAGCCACAGAAAATGCGCTTGCGATCAACGAAGAGTTGATTGGCTACAAGCGTGAAGCAATCATCCGTGAGCAATCAACGGGTCTTGCTGAAACTCAAGTTGAGAAGCTCAAGTCACTGACTGAAGGTGTAGACTTTGAAGATGAAGCCTCTTTCGCTAAGAAAGTTGCTACTATCAAAGAATCATACTTCTCAAACAAAACTGTAACTACTGAGGATATCTCCGAAGGCGCTGACGATGGTGAAGCTACACCAGCTCAAGTCAATGGCGTCATGGAGCAATATATCGCAGCAATTAGAAAATCTTCAAAGTAAGGGGATCCAAGAATGGAAACTTATGATCGTTTAGTTGAAAAGTGGGCACCGGTTCTTAATGAAGAATCAGCCGGTACTATCAAAGACTCACACCGTAAAGCTGTAACTGCCGCGGTTCTTGAGAACCAAGAGCGCGCTTTTGCAGAAGAAGCTGGCCGTCAGAACTTCTTGTCTGAGACAGCTGCTAACAACACAGGCAACGTTGCTAACTGGAACCCAGTTCTGATCAGCCTCGTTCGTCGTGCGATGCCAAACCTGATGGCCTATGACGTTGCTGGCGTTCAGCCAATGACTGGCCCAACAGGTCTGATCTTCGCGATGCGTACTCGTTACCAGAAAACTCGCGCTGGCGTTTCTGCCAACGACGAAGCGTTCTTCAACGAAGCCGCTATCAACTACTCAGGTGACTCTTCAACAGCTGGTAACGGCTCGAATGGTCCTTCAGGTCTGTCAGGTATTGGTGATGGTGACAACGACAACACTATCGCTGACTCAGCTGCTAACCCAATTTCTGGTCTTGATCTGTACTCAACAGCCGAAGCTGAAGCTCTGGGCAACACCCGTCAGTCATTTGCTGAAATGGGCTTCACCATCGAGAAAGCCACTGTGACTGCGAAGTCACGTGCTCTCAAAGCTGAGTACACAATGGAATTGGCACAGGACCTGAAAGCGATTCACGGTCTTGACGCTGAAACCGAATTGGCCAACATTCTGTCAACAGAGATCCTGGCTGAGATCAACCGTGAAGTGATCCGCACGATCAACTCACAAGCCAAGATCGGTGCTGACACCGGCAACACTGCTACCACAGGTATCTTTGACTTGTCAACAGATGCTGATGGTCGTTGGTCAGTTGAGAAGTTCAAAGGTCTGATCGTTCAGATCGAGCGTGAAGCTAACAAGATTGCAAAAGATACTCGTAGAGGTAAAGGTAACTTTATCATCTGCTCGTCAGACGTTGCTTCTGTTCTGGTTTCTTCAGGCATGTTGGACTACACTCCAGCTCTGTCAACCTCTCTGCAAGTCGACGACACAGGCAACACCTTCGCTGGTGTCCTGAACGGTCGCACTCGCGTCTACATCGACCCATATGCTGTTGCTGACTACGTGACCGTTGGTTACAAAGGCACCAACCCATATGACGCCGGTGTGTTCTACTGCCCATACGTCCCACTGACCATGGTCCGTGCCGTTGGCGAGAACGACTTCCAGCCAAAAATCGGCTTCAAAACCCGTTATGGCATGGTTTCAAACCCATTCGTCGACGTTGGCAATATGTCAGGTCGCGATGGTCTGGCTGCTGCTCGCAC